TCCTTTGATTTCCATGTTTACTTGTTTTTAAGTTGATTAATTAATGATTGATAATACTCGTTTGCTATTTTATACTGCTCGTACATTTGCTGTTCTATTTCTAAATCTCGCTCGATTGTAACGCTCGTTACCCTTAACGCTGGGTTTATATGGTCGACCTTATGCAGTGCAACATCGTCAAACTTGCTTAGTAGTTCATCAGGCGTTGAAGTCAAGCAGTAAGTAACCTCAGCTTTTGGACGGTCAAATAGCATCATATAACCGCGCATTTGCCAGTCGTAGCCACTTTGTTTAACACTTTTCTCGGCTTCTTCGTAAAACGCTGGGAACGTATCAAACGACCAACTGCATTTAATATCTATAATCTTATCAAGTGCTAAAATATCACATTCGCCTGTAAGCCATTCATTGGTTTTACGCACATCGTTTTTAAAGTGGTCGGTAAAATATACGTTGTTTAGCATTTTTATAGCCTTATTTTCGTTCATTATACCTTTGTCCATGTATTTAGTCGAAACGTTTACGTAAATACCGTAGAAGTCCTCTTTTGCCTTTTGCATTAAATAACTCTTGGTTGTTTCGCCCAATGGCTCATTTTTGGAGCGCCCTTTTGTCATTAACTTTGATAACTCGGAGCATCTTACTGTTAGTTGGTTCATACTACAAGCGTTTTAATTGTTCTTCACTTAACTCAAAACTAGCCTTTAATTTCTCAATGGTGTACGTACCATTTTTGATATTTTCTAAAGCCTTAACAAATCTTGCTTCTTCTAGTTTGGGTTTCGGTGGCTCGTAGCCCTCAGGTAAATCCTCACCAGCGTAAATGTATAAACCTAAACCGTGTAATGCTAAAGCCTTTGTAGTACTCCTTTGAATTGCCTTATTTACATCAAAACTCGTTACTTGGTCTAGTTTAATACTTTGGTTGCGGTTGTTCATAACCGGCAAGTAGTCGATATGTTCAATATCGCCAATAGTTACCCCCACTTTTACAAAACAGGTTTGTCCATCAGTAAAGTAGTTCATTCCTGTTTCGGTTTCGTAAACCTTGCGTTGAACATTCGGGTAAAGCTTCTTAACCTCAGCCCACGCCCATGACCAGCTAAGGTAAGTTAAACCTGCTTTTTTTTCTGTTTTGTCGTTAACATTGATACTGTTCAACGCTTCAAAAATTGTTTTCTTTTCCATATCGTTTAATTGTTTAATAAGGGGGCACTAAGCCCCTTTAATATTAGTTTCAACTTCTAATAAATTTTCAGTTAAACACCAAGACGTTGACGTTTCAAATTTTACTAAAGATTTGTTACCTTTTTCCTTTAAAACGTAACCTAATTTAAATTCATTTCTTGATACTACTTTTGCTACTTTTTTCATAATATAATTGTTTAATTGTTTATGCAAATATAGTTAAATTTCATTTATATATACAAGTTAATGAATGTTAAAAAGTCGTTTAAACTTCTAACTAATTGATAATCAAAGCCTAAAAAATAACGCCTTTAGTGTCTTGTGTGCAAAATGCTTCAAATCCTAACCGCCTTAACTCTTCAATTCGTAACTTTTGTAATGGTTTTAGCGTATCGTTACCCTCTTTGCACTCTATAAATATTGCCTTACCGTCTTTTAAAGCAATTAAATCAGGATAACCATTTTCACTCAATCGGACAACATTAAGCACTTTATAACCTTTCTTTGTATATTCTCTAATTATTTTTGTTTGGTATTTACTAGCCATTTGTCAAATATTTTAGTCGTAAATTTCTTTTTTCCCATTACTGTTTTATAAATTTCTCGCTCCATTCCGTTAGTGCTAAAGATCCAATGCACGTTATTTTCGGCTCGTTCTTTAGTGGTTAACCTGTCGCGCCCTTGCCAGTAACTTGTTGCGCTAAAATCAATATTGTAAAATATCAAATCATTTGCCTTGCTTAAATTTATTCCCTCTCTACCTGATACAATTTGTAATGCAATATGTTTATTAGTTTCGTTAAACTCGGCTAAATCGTTGGTTAATTCATCCCTAAACACTTCTTTTAAAGCTTCAAACTCAGCAGTAAATTTATAAAATATGGCTAATTTACCTTTAAAGTTTGATTTAATAAACTCGGCTTTTGATTTATCAAACACTATTTTTTTGCCGTTATCTAATTTTATTGTTCCGCTGTATATTTGGTGCAACTTTTGGCTTAATTTTGCGCTTGTATCTGCAATTATAGTTTCTCCACTTGCTCCAACGTAGCATTTATCCACCTTTAAAACATCGGCTAAATTATACGTGCTTTTTTTCATTTCTACATAGTGTATAACCTCGTTTATTTTAGTTGTAAATCCAGCTTCTTCTTGCGTAAATGTAATTAAATACGGTCTTATAATTGGCTCGATTAAATTATATTTTGCATTGGAATAATCGTTTACAGTTGCATAGCCAAAATTAACCTGTTTAATATTTACAAAGTCTTTTGCCCACTTGTAAAAATTAGTATAATGACTAAAAGGTGCAAATTTACTTATCCAAAATTGGTGGAATAGTTGCGAATAACTTTCGGGCGAAATTGTACCACTTAGCATTACAATAGGTAAACCGCTAAACCTTTTTTTAAATACTTTAGTAAATGCGTTTGGCTTTGGAAATGTGCCAAACAATCCGTGCGCTTCATCACACACAACCACATCAAAATCGTTGTGTTCTATTTTATGTATGCTTTCTTTATTTATTAGCGTTAAATTATTTGTATATCCCAATGCTTTAAAGTCGCTTTCTATTGAAGTAAACGCCTTTTTTTTAGTGATAAATAAAACATTCGAATAGGATTTAACCGCTTCTAATACCGTAAGTGTTTTACCTGTCCGCACTTCAGCGGACAAATAAACAAACTTATCTTCACTTAGTCGTAACCTTATATCAAAGGCTATTTCTTTTTGGTAATCTCTTAGTTCCATAATTAAAAAGGTGCGCTATCGTCCTCAGGCTCTCCCGCTTTTTCGTTTATAATCATTAATTTTCCAACTCCAGCACTATAACGTAAGTCAAAACCTAAGTTATTATACTTGCAATATTTTTTAATATTTGAAGTTAATTTTTTCTGCGTTATAATTCTTGATTTCTCAGGAAATTGCAAAACAAAACTATCAAATAATTTTTTAACATTTTGATACTCGTTTACTTTTATACCCTCACAAAATTGGTAACACTCAAATGTAATTTCATCAACTAACTTTCTGTATGCTAAATTTTTTGTAGGCATCGTTTTTAAACCCTCGTTTAAATATATCTGTACGCACTCCATCATGTAATTATCAAACCTTGCCCACTCTTCCTCACTCCAATCATTAAAAAGTTCGTGCCCAAATTCATCTAAAGGGGTAAAGTTTTCATTAAAATAACTACTCATTTCAACTTCATATTTTCGAGCGTTAAAACTTGCACTATCTCCGCTAATCGTGTAGTTAGTTGTAATTATTATTTTAGGGCTTTCGGTAACATCTAACTTTATACTATCTTTACCTTTATACTCAATAGTTATACCCTCAGTAATTACACTAAACAAACTCTCAAATTGAAACCCCTTTTTAACATCATCAAACACTAATATTTGACAATCCGTAGAAACATTTTGATAAGGAAATGATTTGTTAAAATCAAACGTTTTTCCGTCTAAACTTTGCACCTTTCTAAGTCTTTTTAAAGCGTTCCAAAATAGCCCTTTACCGCTTCGACCGTTTGGCGTATCGCTTATTATTTCATCATTAAAAATAATTGCTCTATTGTTTGAGTTTGTTTTATAAGTATGCAGTAAGTACCCGATTAACGATTGAAACGCTTTGTATTTCGCCACATCTTCTCCGCTAATTTTCCAAATAAATGTGCGGTATTCGCTTTCGTGGTGGTCAAATGGTAAATAATCTCTATTTATTACTTGGTCTTTCCAAACACTTATATTTAACTCCTGATAACTTAATATTTCACGCCCTTGTTTTGTAATTTTAACAATACAATTTTGATAAAAAATAAAACATTCATCTTTTGTGTCTTTCAATGTTTTAATTTCTCTAGTTTGTAGCATACTTAAAAACTCCCTTTTAAAGTACATTAAGTGCCCAGTCATTAAATTAAACACTCCCTCAGGTGCTTGATTTTCTTCAATCCAATTTATCACAAAATCTTTTAAATCTTTTTCGTAAACAATATCCATAAAAATTCCCTCTTTTTTGATAAAGTTAAAAGTAGATTTATCGTTAGGGCTTGTTTTGAAATAATCAAAATTTTCTAAAAATAATTTAAAACGCTTATTGTTTAG